CCCCCCCCCCCCCCCCCCCCCCCCCCCCCCCCCCCCCCCCCCCCCCCCCCCCCCCCCAGCCGGCTGCGGGTGGGCGTTTGAGTTCCACCACCTTGTCTGCCATCGAGCTGAAATCAAGCTTCCCGGCGATCTGACGAAGCGTTGAACCTTCGGCAGATGTAGCAGTTACGTTATTATTCTTCAAAAGCGCCATAGCTTCTTGCCGCGCTTTTCGGTCGCCATTCCTTAGGTCTTCCAGCACTTGCTGAATGACCTCTTCGTGCATGTCGGCCAGCATGGCCTGAAGGTCAGCCATAGTTACGACCCCGTAATAGGATTGGGTTGCCCCAGCGTGTTGAAGCACCTGGAGCGTGGTCAACCCATCCTTGCTGAGCTGACACATGAAGGCTAAGGTCCTGCCTCCCTTTGAGGCACTGCAGGAGCTGCTGCATTACGACCCGGACACGGGGACGCTGACCTGGAAGCAGTCGCGTGGCCGTGTCAGGAAAGGCCAGGCAGCTGGGAACGTCGGGAGCAATGCTTACTGGTGTCTCCGGTTCGGAGGAACAAACTGGCTTGCCCACCGGATCATCTGGAAGCTCCAGACAGGCGCGGACCCCGAGCCTGGGCTGGTGATCGATCACCTGAACGGCAATCGCGCTGACAACCGCTGGTCGAACCTGCGTGTCACGTCGCAGTCGGTGAACGTCGGGAGGGCCGCGTTCCTGACCAAGGCGGCAGGCCGAACACTGCCCAGGAACGTCACTCTTGACAAACGGCGGGGTACTTATTGCGTCACGATTGGGCGCCTGCCTGCCCGAAGGACGCGTTCGGGGCTGAGTTTGGAGCAGGCCACTGCCCTTGCCAGGGAGTGGAGTGAGGAGCTGTATCCCGGTAGGCTGGGACCATTACACCCCTGTTGAATGGGCTACGTCCCTCCGATTGATGAGCGTCTGGTGGTTGCTTTGGACGAGAAGTTCAAGGACCAGGCCCCGGACTTGACCTGCACCGAGAAGGAGGTTTGGTACAGGGCCGGTCAGGTGTCTGTTGTCCGGTGGTTGCGGTCTGTGCATCTGGAGCAGCAGCAGCTTCCATTCACGGAGGGCCTCAGCTGATGTGTGGCGGCGGCGGCGGCCAGCGATCAACGATCACGGTGCCGGATTACAGCGCCTTCAATCGTCAGTTCGATCTGCAGCGGGCAGCGATCGAGCAGTCGATGAACAACGGCGTCCAGGCGTTACAGGGCCAGCTGACGGCTGCTGTGCGTGACCAGCAGGCATCGTTTGAGGCATCGAACACGGTCAAGCGTCAGCTGGCGGAAAACACCAGTGCCCAGGCCATGCGGATGGCGCAGTTGATCGGTGCGCCACCACCGGAGAAGGCAGCGGAAGCCCCGGTGGTTGGCCGCAATCGCGGCGGCCAGGCCGCCAGGGGTAAGGGTTCTTTGCGGATCGACAGCGCGGCATCTGCCGTGTTTGGCCCTGGGGCCGGTCTCAACATCACCAAATAGGAGCAGCGCCATGTGTGGAGGGAGAAAGCCCAAGCAGCCGCAGGTCGTTTACCAGGGGCCCAGTGCGGAAGAAATGGCAGCCAGCCAGGCGTCATTGGAGTCATACCGGGCGCAATCTGCAGCGCAGACTGCCGCGTTCCAGGCGCAGATCCAGCAGCAGATCGATGCAGCCAACAAGCAGAGGGCTGATTTGGATGCCCAGCTGGCGGCCGATACGGCTGCTGCGGCGGCTGCTGCGGCGAATCAGCAGTTGACCCCTTATGCGGTCACCACATCACAGGGCGCCAATCCACAGACTGCTGAGACGACGACAGCAGCAACGGCCAAGACGAAGCAGCCAAGTGGCAATCTGCGGATCAACCTGGCCGGCGCCCCTAGGTCGTCAGGCACTGGCTTGAACATCGGGATCTGAGCATGGCAACTGCTGAATCCCGTTACCGGGATCTTGAGGGTCCAAGGAATTACTGCCTGGATCGGGCGCGGGCATCAGCTCGGCTGACGATCCCATACCTTGTCCCAACCAGCAATGAGCCTGCTGCGAACAACCAGGAGTCCTATCCGGTGCCGTGGAATGGCATTGGTGCCCGTGGGGTGCTGAACCTGGCGAGCCGGATGCTGTTGGCGTTGCTGCCACCGACCCAGCAGTTCTTCCGGTTTTCACTGGATGAAGCGGCCTTGGCAAAGCAAGGAGTCAGCCCGGAGCAGAAGACGAATTTTGAGGAGGCCCTGAGCAAGATCGAACGGCTGGTGCTGCGTGAGATCGAGGCGAGCAACGACCGGGTGGTGTTCCATGAAGCGGTGCTGCATCTGGTGGTTACCGGCAATGCCCTGCTCTACATCGGCAGTGATGGTCTGCGTGTCTATCACCTGAATCGGTATGTCTGCAGCCGCGACCCGATGGGCAACCCCCTGGAGGTGGTGACCTGCGAGGAGCTGGCGATCCATGTCCTGCCGCAGAAGGTCCAGGACATGCTCAAGGAGGAGGACGAGGAGTTGAAGGGGATCCTGGATGATCAGGATCCGATCCCAAAGCGGGAGGATGCCAAGACCGTCCGCATTTACACCTATGTCCAGTGGAAGGAGAAGAAGGTTGAGTGGCACCAGGAGGTGAAGGGCAAGAAGATTCCCGGCAGCGAAGGGAAGGCGCCGCTGGATGTGAGTCCCTGGCTGCCGCTGCGGATGACGCGGGTGGATGGCCAGCCCTATGGCGTGGGTTATGTGGAGGCCGCTGCGATTGCGGACCTGCAGACCTGCGAGGCGCTGTGCCAGGCGATTGCTGAGGGTTCCCTGGCAAGCAGCAAGGTGCTGTTTCTGGTGAAACCCAGCGGTGTGACGAAAGCGGCTGACCTTGCGAAGGCCCCCAATGGTTCGTTCGTCACGGGTGACCCCAACGATGTGCTGGCGCTCCAGGTGCAGAAAAGCACTGACCTGGCTGTGGCGATGCAAGGGAAGCAGCAGATTGAGGCACGGCTGAGTCAGGCCTTCATGCTGGCTGATGTCCGCGATTCGGAGCGGACCACTGCCGAGGAGGTGAGGCTCCAGGCGTTGCAGATCGAGAACAGCCTGGGATCGATCTATTCGATCCTGACGACTGAGTTTCAGGTGCCCTATGTGGCCCGGAAGCTGGACATTCTGACCCGCGAAGGGAAGGTGCCGAAGATGCCGAAGGATCTGGTGAAGCCGGTCATGACCGTGGGTTTGGCTGCCGTGGGTCGCGGCAATGATCTGGAGCAGCTGGTTCGGTTCACCACCACGCTGGGGCAGACATTGGGCCCTGAGGGGTTAGCGCAGTATGTGAAACCCCCGGAGCTGATCAAGCGGCTGGCCTATTCGATGGGCATTGATGTCTTGGGTCTGATCAAGAGCGAGGAGGAGCTGGCTGAGGAAGCGCAGCAGCAGCAGCAGCAGGCGATGGCCCAGCAGGCGATGGCTTCACCCATGGCTGACCCGCAGAAGCTGGCGACGGCTGCAGCCACCACCCAGCAGATGCAGATGGTGGCTGACGGTGAGCAGCCACCCGAACAACAACCCGAACAACCCGCATGACCACCACACCGGCAACCGGCCTGACCATGGCGGCTGGCCCGCAACTGACCACTCCTGAAGGCATCGACGGCATCGTGGCCCCCGGCCAGGAGGCACTGGTTGAAGAGTTTGTCCGCGAACAGGAAGCCGAGCAGGAGCCCCAGCTGCTGGCCGGGAAGTTCAAGTCTGTTGAGGATCTGGCGAAGTCGTACCAGGAACTGGAGCGCAAGCTGGGTCAGCGTCAGACCGACCAGCCTCCTGCGAACGATCAACCTGAGGCGACGGGCTACACCGCTGAGCAGGCGGTGGAGCTTTATGGCCAGGGCCCTGTCGAGGCATTGGCTGGCAAGGGTGTTGATCTGGCGGATGTGATGTGGAAAGCGGACCAGGGCCAGGACATTAGTGAGCACTACGACGCTCTGGCTGAGACTTTCGGCGTTTCCCGCCAGGTGGTCGAGAGCTATGTGGCCAAGGCCGGCGCCGGTTCGGACACGGCTGCTGCTGCGTCTCTGTCGGAAACGGATGCGGCTGAGCTGAAGGCGATGGTCGGCGGCGAGGAGGGCTTCCAGCAGCTGAGTGCTTGGGCGGCCAAGAACCTGGAGGCCAAGGAGCTGGCCGATTACAACGCCGTGGTGGACAGCGGCAACCGTCAGGCCACTGAGTGGGCCCTGAAGGCCATCCAAGCCCGCCGGGCGGCCCCTGATGCCGTGGTGGAACCAAAGCTCTACGGGGGTGGACAGGCGCCGCCTGTGGCCAGGTTTGAGAGCCAGCAACAGGTACTTGATGCGATGAACAAGCGGAATGACCGTGGCCAACGCATCTATGACGTTGATGAGGCGTACCGGCAGAAGGTTCAGGATCTCCTGGCAAGATCCGATGTTTTCTAGGTAGTCTTGTTGTAGACACACCTGGACGGCAGGCCCCCCGAGGGGGACAACTTGCGGCGGCGAAAGGGCAAGAGGTCTGAAAACCAATTTCCTTCACTTCCATTGCAATGGCGACTCCTCCTGATGTTGCACTGAACAGGCTTGGCCAGATCAAGGGCGATGCCGCCACCTGGGGTCCTGGGGCCGCTGGCGTAGATAAGGACCGCGCCCTGATGCTCAAGCTCGGCTCTGCCGAGGTGCTGGATGCCTTCATGACGAACTGCCTGTTCAAGGGCAAGACCCGCGAGCGGAACATCCGTGGCGGCAAATCGGTGGCTTTCCCGATCACCGGCAAGATGGCCGCCCGCTACCACAAGCCTGGGACGCCGATCCTGGGTGAAGGCAACGATCCGTCGGACCTGAACGAGCGGGTGATCACGCTTGATGCGCTGATGATCGCTGATGCGGCGATCTACCAGCTTGATGAGCTGATGACCTACTTTGATGTCCGGCAGATTTACACCACCGAGCTGGGCCGTGCTCTGGCCTATGAGTACGACAAGCGTGTGGCCCGCCTGATCTATGCGGCTGCCCTGGACACCGTTGAGCCCCTGGCGAAGGACGGCACCGCCAAGCCCAAAGGGCCGGCGAACAACACCGGACGGACGGGGAACAAGATCACTCTGGGGGCCGACTACACCACGGCCGGCGCCACCCGTCAGGCCAAGGGTGATGCGCTGGTCAATGCGATCTTCGATGCGCGGATTGCGTTTGAGAAGAAGGATGTGTCCATCGATTCGATGTATGCGGTCTTCACCCCGGATGACTACTACGCCATCACGATGAGTTCCAGGGCCATCAACACCGATTTCAACGGTGAAAGCGGCTCCAATGGCACCATCGCCAACGGCACCACGGCACGGGTGGCTGGAATCCCCATCTATTCCAGCAACCATGTGGCGCAGCCGGCCTACACCCTGGTGGCTGGTGATGTGAACCCTGACTACGCGCAGGATCTGTCGAAGTGCCACGGCCTGATCTTCAACCGCGAAGCGGTGGGTGTGCTGACTCTGCTCAGCCCTTCGCTGCAGTTGACCGGCCCTGAGTTCCGGGTGCAGTATCAGTCCGATCTGATGGTTGCCCGTCAGGCCATCGGAATGGGCAAGCTCCGTTCGGAGTGCGCCTGTGCCATCGTGACGGCTTGAGGCAGAGTGGGTCTGGTGAGGTAATGGGGAGGGGCCAGCCACGGCTGGCCCCTTTTTTCATGGCCATCCACAATGGGCTACGCCCCTGCAGCAGTCGGATGGGATTGTCGAACCAAGGGAAGACGCCAGGCAGGACCACCCTGCTGGAGGCGGTGAATGTTTGCCTGGAGTCGATTGGGGAGGCCCCCGTCTCCACCCTGGACAATGAGCAGATCGGTGATGCCCGGCTGGCAGAGCGGACCCTGCTGGAGTTCCACAAGGCAGACCAGGCCGAGGGCTGGCATTGGAACAGCGAGACGGCTTACCCGTTTGCCAAGGACCAGGCCACCGGGGAAATCGTGGTCCCGGCGAATGTGATCAAGTTCGCGCCCAACCTGTACCTCAATGGCCGGCGCTTCATCCTGCGGGGCCAGCGCCTCTATGACACCTGGGAGCGGACCTACAAGCTGACGGACGAGATCCAGGAGGTCCAGGCCGATGTGGTCTGGATGCTGGATTGGGATGAGTGCCCGGAGGTGTTCAACCGCTGGATCACGGTGAAGTCCGCCCGCGTCTTTGCCGCCAGGGCTCTGGGCGACAGGGACACCGTGCAGTACACGGCAATGGATGAGCGGAATGCCAGGGCCGAGCTGGAGGCCATCGAGCATGAAACCGCCGGGTACAACATCCTCACGGACGGCCCTGGCCTGAGGCCGTTCCCCACCTATGTCCCGGCCATGGGGTTGGTCACCCGTCGGCTTGGTGCGGGGCTGCGTCTCTGATGGCGAACCTGATCACCTACACAATCCCCAACCTGATCCAGGGGATCACGCAACAGCCCGACTCTCAGCGGGATCCGAGCCAGGGTGAGGTGCAGATCAATGGTGTTTCGTCCATTGCCGAGGGTCTGCGGAAGCGGGATAGCAGCCATGCCCTGGCGAGGGTGAGCTCCTTCCCTTTTGGGGATGCCTTCATCCACACGATCCTGCGGGACCAGACGGAGGAGTACCTGGCGGTGATCACCAAGACCGCCATCCGGGTGTTTGACCTGCAGGGCAATGAGAAGACCGTGGCTGCCCCTGGCGGCTACGGCTACCTGGCGAGCGTGACCGATGCCCGCCAGCAGATCCGTGCGGTGTCGATTGCGGATCACACCTTCGTCCTGAACACCACGAAGCCAACGGCGATGAACCCGGCCCTGGCGCCGGTCAAGGCCCGGCCAACGCCCCATGAGGCATTGATCTGGGTGAAGGCCGCCAACTACGGGCAGAAATACACCGTGACGGTTAACGGCAAGACAGTGGATGTCACCACGGCCGTTGCCCCGGTGGTGACCAGCGGAACCACCGTGACCGAGAACCGGATCAGCACCAGTGAGATTGCAGAGCAGATCCTGACGGGCCTTGGCACGGGCACTGGAGCGACCATCACCCGCTCCGGGTCGGTGCTGTGGCTGCAGTCCGCCAGCCCGATCACGGTTGCTGCCACGGATGCCAGGTCAAACGCTGATATCACCGCGATCCTGGGGAAGGTCCAGGCGTTTACGGATCTTCCCGCCACCGCTCCGGAGGGGTATCAGGTGGAGGTTGTCGGGGATCCCAGCAACAGCTTCGACGGGTACTTCGTTGAGTTCCGGCCCAAGAGCGGGACATTTGGCAGCGGCATCTGGGTGGAGACGGTTAGCCCTGGCGTCGAGTACCAGATGGATGCGGGCACCATGCCGCATGTGCTGATTCGCCTGGCGAATGGCACCTTCTGGTTCGGCCCGGCGGATGGCAGCACGACCGGAGGCGTCAAGGTGCCGGCGTGGGGGCAGCGGACGACGGGCGACTACCTGACGGCACCGGACCCGAGCTTCATTGGCAATTCAATCAACGATGTCTTCATCTACAAAAACCGATTGGGATTTCTGGCGGATGAAAACGTCATTCTTAGCCGTGTCCGCGAGTTCTTTGAGTTCTTCCCGGAAACGGTGACCGCTGTTCTGGACACCGATCCCATCGATGTGGTGGCCAGCAACAACCGGGTGTCAGTGCTGCGCTATGCGGTGCCGTACCAGGACGAACTGATCCTGTTCAGCAGCCAGTATCAGTTCCGCTTCAATGCCGCTGAGGCCGTGCTGACGCCCGCTACGGCTCAGATCACGGTGCTGACCCAGTTTGATGTGGATGTCAGCGTCAGGCCCCAGCAATCGAATGGGGCGATCATCTTCTGCCAGGCCAATGGACAGTGGTCCCAGTTCCGGGAGTTCAGCATCCGTGGGTCCGGCACGGCCCTGACTGCTGATGCCCAGGATCTGACCGGCTATGTCTCGTCCTATGTCCCGGCCGAGATTTTCAAGATGACTGTGAATGACGCCGGCAATTCGGTGTTCATGATCAGCCAGAAAAATGGCTACAAGGACCGGATCTATGTCTATAAGTTCTTCTTCCGCAACAACGGCCAGGGCGCAGAGCGGGCCCAGTCGAGCTGGAGCTATTGGGAGTTCAGCGGAGCGGATGAAGTGCTCCAGGTGGTCTGCATCCGGGAAAACCTCTACTGCCTGATGCAGCACGGGGATGAGGTGTTCCTGGAGGTGATCCCGGTAATGGACCGGATGGCTGAGGTGACCGGCGCACCGTATCCGCTACTGCTTGATCGGCGGGTGAGCACCACCATCGCAACCCCGCCAGCCATGCGAATGGCGAAGGGTGTCTTTGATGCGACCACCAGGAAAACGATTTGGGTGCTGCCCTACGCGATCCGGGCCCTGACTCAGGTGTGGTCGGCCTACAGCTATGAGTCAGGCGCCAGGGTCGGCGGAGTGAAACTGGGCAGCGCCGTGACTGGCACCACGATTTCGGCCCATGGGGATTGGTCGGGGGCCGATGTCTTTGTGGGCGAGCCGTTCAATTTCCGGTATCGGTTCAGCAGGTTCAAGGTGATGCGTGACATCGGCGGCGGCAAGGTGGTGGCCAATGCCACTCGCACTCAGGTCCGCCAGGCGAAGCTCCGGTATCACGAAACCGGCTTCTTTCAGGTCAAGGTGATGCCTGAGCATCGCCTTCCGGCCTTCTACACCTATGACGGGGCTGTGGCCGCCTGCAGGGGGGCTGTGATCGGCAACCCGGACACCTATGACCCGGACACCCCCAGGTACTTTGAGGGGGTCTTCAACATCCCAATCCTGAGCCGTGGTGAGCGGTGCATGGTCGAGATCCACAACAACACCCCCCATCCCTGCAAGTTCTCCACCTGTGAATGGGTTGGCATGGTGGCCAGCAAGGGGAGGTCGGTTCAATGAGGTGGGCTCATCCAACGGATGACCGTGGCTGCTACATCGCCAGCAATCTCAGGCAAGAGGATGAGGTTGAGGTGTGGCTGAGCCACCGGATGGGGGCCTACGAAGCGGTACTGACCAGCATTGCCGACAGCGATGTGTGCCGTTGCATCGAGTCAGACGATGGTGAGCCGTTGGGAATGACCGGCGTGTGTGGTGATCGAATTTGGCTGCTTGGCACCAGCCGGCTGACGGCCACCTGGGAGAACCGCTGGCAGTTGACCATCTGCGGCCGACAATGGGTTGATCACTGTCTCAGCGTGGTGGGAGTGCCGATCGGGAATCATGTCTACGCGAAGAACCAGCGATCGATTCGCTGGCTGAGGCATCTGGGCTTCACGATCGAGCATCCTGAGCCCTTTGGCCCGAGTGGTGCGTTGTTCTGCCCGTTCTGGAGGGAAAGCTGATGGCCCTTGATCCTGTATCGCTGGGCGTTGCTGGTGTCTCCTCAATCATGGGGCTGTTCCAGCAGGGTGCAGAGAACCGCGCCAAGCGGCAGGACTACCTGA